TAATCCAACTGTTGGTTGAATCAACTGAATCCGTAGTGCCACCCCCCGGGAAAAGCTCCTATAAATAGTAATATATAGGAACCACCCAGTGGGATCAGGGTCGTGCAAGGGTTTAGTTTGATTTTAATCAATAGACCAAAAGTGGTCCTATCGATCAAGAGTTCTAACTTAGTTAGTATTTAATTGTCTCCTATGTCTAAATCAATTAAACAACAATTTAATGGAGCCGTGACTATTAAAGACAAAGAATTGTCCTTATGGTTGCGGGCTCTACTATTTGTGTGTTCTGTTGATAAAGGCTTGCGAGAAGACTATTTCCAATTGTTAGCCCGAATTAAGGAGCTCCAGAAAGCAAGCGGTAACGCTTGAGTTGTGAAGTACTTAAAGGAGGCGACACGGTTGGTAATGGTCTGGGTTTCCCAAGATATTGAGTACCGTCAATCGACAGTGCTTTCTATCGGGATCCCCGTTAAGATCTCTGGAGGTCTTCCGTGTATAATACCGACACGTCTCCGTCGTAAGATGGAGGCGGGTTGTATTAAGACCGTGAAGACTACACTCACTATGCTAAATCTATATCGAATTTGGCAGTGTCCACCGATAATGAAGCTAGAGACAATCACTTCGCCTTTTCGGGGGCTTAGTGAAACTTTGTCAATAGCGGAAATAAAGGTGGTATGTAAAGAGTTGCCTTTCTCTGGTAAACCAGAGAAAGTGAAACCGCTAAACATAACTACTGCTGGTCCGAATTTCAAGATAAGCTCCTTGTCTGCACCGTTTGATGCTTTCACATTTGCCATGCATCCGAACCTATTGTCTGCTTTTGAAGCTTACGCTAGGTGATCTGATAACATGGACTTCTTTCATTGTTTTGAAGAAGAATGTGCTCGCGTTCAAACATATGTGCGTTCAAGGTGATTTTATCCTTGAGTATCCGAAAAGCCGCTTATGCTCGGTAAGCTTTCAAAGAAGTTTGAAGCCGCCGGGAAAGTTAGGATTTTCGCGATTACAGATTTCTGAACTCAGAATCTCTTTAAACCTCTTCACGACTGGCTTAATCTTGGTTTATCCAAGATTGCACAGGATGGAACGTTTGACCAACTGAAACCCTTATCAAATCTGACTGGCTCGTTTAGAGTTAGTTATGATTTGAGCTCTGCCACG